ACCGGCGCCTCTACTACGTACTACAGCCCGCCCGAGCAGCGACCGAGATGGCGAAAAAGAGCGATTACGGCTACAAAAGGTGGGTGTTCACGATTAATAACCCTACCTTTGAAGATTATGTTTCTGTTATAGAGTTCTGTACCGCGGAAAACTGCAAGTTCGCGATCGTCGGAGAAGAGAAAGGAGAGAAAGAGGGAACACCTCACCTGCAGGGATTCCTGTCTCTACGAAAGAATGCTCGGGCCGCTGCCCTTGAAGAGAACCTGGGAGGAAGAGCATGGCTGTCTCGTGCTGTGGGATCTGACGAAGAGAACGAAGAATATTGTTCCAAAGAGACGACATACCTTCGAGTTGGAACGCCAAATCGTAAAGGCCGTTCGTCCGATCTGAACGCCGCTGCATCCGAAGTGCTCGCCGGCGCTCCGATGACTGACGTGGCCCGGAAGTACCCCACCACTTATATAATGTTCGGGCGTGGCTTGGAACGCCTCCGTCAGCTGATCGTTGAGACGCTTCGTGATTGGAAGACGGAGGTGATTGTTCTGATTGGTCCGCCCGGGAGCGGGAAGAGCCGTTACGTGTTTGAATTTCCCGCCGAGCGGAAGTACTATAAAGCGCGCGGAAAGTGGTGGGATGGGTATGAGGGTAATGACGTCGTCGTAATGGACGACTTTTATGGGTGGTTACCGTACGATGATTTGTTGAGAATTTGTGACCGATACCCAATCCGTGTTGAGTATAAGGGTGGGATGACGCAGTTCGTTGCCAAGACCCTTATCATAACGTCTAACCGTGAACCCCGCGAATGGTATAAATGTGAGGTGGATTGTACCGCCCTCTACCGTCGTATCGATCGGTATTTGGTGCAGACCCCTGATGGTTTTCTGGAAGCCCCCGAATTCATGCTACCATATAAAATAAAGTATTAGACACGTAAACTTTATTGAGAGTGTGTGGTTACATTTTGTTAAGGTGAGAGCCCGGTCCATTGACCGAATGCGATATAGAAGGTTACCGTACATTCTACAGGGTATGCACCAGCGTCTTCTGCGGGTGCCCTGAGGGACATGCCCATGCCGTAATGTATGACCTGGTCCTGTGTTGAGTTGATCCACATGTTTCTCCTTCCCGGTACGAACCATGTGCTGAATCTTGTGCCTGTTGTTTGGCTCGATTGAATGGTCGGTTTCGGTATGAATACTCGTTTGTGGTACCGGTCAGGCGTCCAGGTCTTACGTGAGCTCATTGCTGCATATGGATCTACAGACCACGGTGTTGTTGCAGGCACCTCTGTTATATCACCTTCCTTATCTATGTATGTGCTGCCTTGTGTCTTCTGCTTTTGGAAGGGGTTGAACGCGGGTCGTAGTTCAACTTTTACTAGTTTTATCATGTAGTAGTCGAAGGGGTAATGGTACGCATTACCGGATCCTGGCAGTCTGTCTCCGAACATAGCGAAACGGAGGTTCAGGCCAGGTTTCGGTTTGTTCAGGGTTGCGGAGTTGCTTTCCAGGGAGAGGGACATCCATTTGTCGGTTGGATCGGGCGTTGCTGAAGACCAGAACGTGAACGGTATGTTCTGTGTCTGTTTAACGTGGAATACTGTAAAGCGGCGTCTTATTCTTGGGATCCTAAGCCTTCGTCTTCCATATCTTCGTCTGCGGTAGTAGGCCCGCCTACGACGATGATATAGACGCCTGGACCCCGCCCTGGACAGCGACATGACGGACAGTGACTTCCTGTGGGCGGAGAAAGCACCGTCAGAGGCGCCGTATATATTATT